CACACCAGAAAAGAAAAAGGGGGGACGAGAAAGCAACCGAGGGGCAAATAAAGCAATGGGGCGAAATGCTCTTGAAGATGAAAAACCGTCCCAAAGAAACTTTCAGTCTGAAAGCTGATATTGGAAGTATTGACTTTTTAGCAGGTCATGCAGTCTATGTGGACGTTAAGGACATTGAGAAAAAGGGATGGTACGTCATTGAAGAGGCAACTCATTCTTTTAGTGATGAAAAGCACACGATGGAAATTAAATTATTCATGGCAGGAGGTGAGTAGATGGAAGTGATAGAAAATCTAAAGAAACTAATCAGTAATTTCATTGAGAATCGCCAGTTCGCCAAGATAACGACTGGTGTAGTTTTGTCGGTTTCTCCGCTTAAAATCCAATTGACCAATGAATTAATTTTGGATGATTCTATGCTTGCTGTCACATGGACTGATGAAACATTGGATCCTGAGTACGTAGGCCAAACCCTTCATCTCATCAGACAAGATGGTGGAGGATTTTATTATGTCTTGTACAAGAAGATTTTCCACTACAAGCGCAAAACGAAAGGGGGTTCTGATGAATGAGTACTCCTAAAACAAACTTTTTAAACATAGCTAAAAACGTTGTAGAAGCTAAGAAACAGCCTAGCTTAACACTGGATGAGACTAATATCTTGCTAGAAACAGATGGCATTCATGCTTTGAAGCAATCCATTAGACGTATGCTGACGACTGAACGGTTTATCTATACGATTTATGATCATCGGTACGGTGTAGAGTTAGATGCTCTATTTGGTGGGGATATGGATTATGCCCAGATGGATATCGCACGGCGCATAAAAGAGGCCTTGTATGAAGATGACAGGATTCATGAGGCTCATTCTTTTTCTACTAAGGTAAAGAAAGATGAGTTTTATGTGCAGTTCATGGTTGATAGTGATTTTGGAACATTCGAGATGAATTTGGAGGTGAAACGATGATAAAGGTAAAAACATATCCAGAAATTTTAGAGGATATGCTGGCCTTGTTTGATGATAAGTATGACAAAAGACAAGGATCTGTCTTGTACAATCTAGTTGCGCCTGCAGCTCGAGAAGTTGCCATTCAGTATACGGTCTTAAAATCGTATGAGGAAGTCAACTTTTTAGATACGAGTACAGGAATCTTCCTAACTCGATTATGTAGGCAGTTCGGAGTTGAGCGCTTGCCAGCTACTGCATCGGTTCGATTGGTTCAATTCAAGCAGGAAATCCCGCTTGGAACTCGTTTCAGTGTGGTTAATAGTGAGTATAACTTCCGTGTCTTAGAACGTCGCTCTGGGTTTGAGTACAGTGTAGTAGCTGAACAAGTCGGAAATGCACCTAACTATGTAAGAGGTCAACTCATCAACATTGATGTGTTGAATGGTTTTAAAGGGGCAGAAATCGGCTCTGTTATCGTCGTAGGCGAAGATGAAGAGACGGATAAGCAACTCCGTAAGCGTACCATTGAGTACTTGAAAACACCGACTTTAAACGGGAACATCGCCCAATACAAGAAGTGGGCCAGCGAGTTTGTTGGTGTTGGCTCAGCACTTATTGAACCGCTTTGGAAAGGACCTAATACGGTTCGTGTATCTATTACGGATGCCGACGGCAATGAAGCTAGTTCAGAACTTGTAAATAAGTTCAAGAATTACTTAGATCCTGAACCAAGTGGCCACGGATTAGGTGTAGCTCCGATTGGTGCTTATGTGACTGTTCAGTCTGTAAGTGGCTACAATGTCCGTATTGCTGCAACTATCAAGATTGATGAAGATGTAGATGTCGAAACAATCAAGAATGAGGCGAGAGTACAACTCATTAAATACTTACGTGAAGAAGCATTTGAAGAGAAAGAGGTTCGAAACTATAAAGTTGCCACAATCATTGACAGAATTAATGGGGTTCGAGATGTGGACCGTATTTTGTTGAACGACAGGGAACAAAGTATCGAATTATCAAACACGATGCTTCCTAAATTAACGGAGGTAACTATCAATGTCGCACGTTAGATATCGTATGTTATCGGCTTTACCAGAGGTCTTAGATCCAACAATCAATGATTTGTTTGAAACTGAGATTCCAGAGTTGGAATTGATTACAGACTTAATCTTTGATACCA